TGTCACCGAAACAGGCACGGAAAGAGTTTCACAGATGCGAGAACATTATCTACAAGCACATCCCCGGATGATCTCCGGGGATTTTTTATTTTGCCTATTGACATAAAGCGGTCTTTTTTATTCCCCCAAAGCTACCGGAAATATGCCTGTTTGCGACCTCGCAGACAGGCTTTTTGTTTGCCATAATTCAAGCAAAGGAGGGCGGTTGAATGAACAGACTGATTGCACGGTTGATCGATTGCGGAATGACCCGTGATGTTGCCCTGTTCATGCTCTCAAAGTACAAGCGTGAAGGCAAAATTGATGATTTTGAAAGGTACGTTGAGAGCGTGGAGGATTCATGCCGTGAGCAGATGGAGGATGTTTAACAATAACCCGTCCGGGCGAAATGTTGGTGATTGCTCCATCCGTGCTTTGACAGTTGCCCTTGGAGTTGATTGGGAAAACGCTTTTGCCATGCTTTCAACAAACGCTTTCCAGATGGCTGACATGATGTCCAGCAACAGCGTGATCTCATCCGTTCTCCGTCAGCACGGCTATCGGCGGTCAGTGATTCCGAACTCCTGCCCTGATTGCTACACGATAGCTGATTTTGCGGACGATCACCCGGAAGGAACATACGTTGTCGGCACAGGCACACATGTTGTGGCTGTCAAGGACGGCGAGATCTGGGATAGTTGGGATTCATCGCATGAGATTCCTCAATATTTCTGGTGGAAGGAGAAAAAGTAATGGCTTATTTCAACGGATTTCCTGCAACCTATCAGCCGATGTATCAACCACAATCTTACACACCTATGCAAGTTGGGCAGCAGAATGTTGCACCCGTGCAACAGCCTGTGCAACAGAACGGAATCATCTGGGTGCAAGGTGAAGCCGGGGCGAAAAGCTACCTTGTTGCCCCAAACAACACCGTCCAGCTCTGGGATTCTGAAAGCCAGCGTATTTTTCTGAAGTCCGCTGATGCTTCCGGGATGCCGAGCATGAAGATTCTTGAATACACCATTCAAGAAACGCCCAAAAACGGGGCAAATACCCCTGTCACGGTTTCGGATGATAAATCCGTCACCTATGCGACAAAAGACGAAATCAGGGCAGTTTCTGAACAGATCACAGCCCTTCGTGACCGTGTGGACAATCTGACCAAGAAGAAAGCGAGGGAGGAAGAATGAGCAATCCCCTTTTCAGCCAGATGGGTCAGCAGATGCCGGGTGGCATCTTGCAGAGGTTTCAGCAGTTCCAGCGGATGTTCCGGGGAGATCCGCAGCAACAGGTTCAGCAGTTGCTCAATTCCGGGAGGGTCAGCCAGACCCAATACAATCATGCGGTTCAGATGGCGAACCAGCTTGCCCGGATGATGGGCGGTAAATAAGTCCGTTTCGGCGAGTGATCATAGCCGATTGGAAATAAAAAGAAAGGAAAAACACAAATGGCTCTTACAGATGAAGGAACGAACACTACGATGCTTGTTCAGCCGAGCGGATTCGGCAACGATGGCTTCATGGGCGGTAATGGTTGGTAAACAAATCTGCCAACGGTAAATTGCGGTATTAAACGGGAAAGCTGAAATGCCAATCCGAACCGAAGGCTATACAAAGTATAGTCAGGGGCAACGCATAGACGGTGAAAAGATATAATCCGTCCACGAGACCGCAACAATGCTTGCATGATAATCCCCCGTGCGTTATAATTACACATGAGGGGGGATTGAAATGCCAAGAGTTTATAAAAAGCTCACGATTGAAGATTATGAAATCACAAAAGATGGTCAGGTAATCAACAAACACACCGGGAAAACAGTTAAGCCACAAAAAAACGGGAAGGGATATTTAAGGGTTGCCATAGGAAAAAAACTGATGTTTGTTCATCGTATAGTAGCAGAAAAGTATATTCCGAACCCGGAGAACAAACCACAAGTGAATCATAAGGATGGCAACAAAGAAAACAACTGCGTTGAAAATCTTGAATGGGTTTCAAACCAGCAAAACAGAGATCACGCAGTATCTTCCGGGCTTCAGATTCATGGCGAAAAATGTTCGTGGTCAAAACTGACAGAAGAACAAGTTGATTTCATAAGGAAACATACTGAATTATCTTCAAAAGAATTGGCAAAGGTTTTCAACGTTACAGATTCCAATATTAGGATATTAAGACGAAGAGAATCATGGAAGCATTGAAAAGATATGCTGAACTAATGCGAATAGTAAGCATTAGAAGTATCGGATAAAAAGCCGATACGGTAACATAATGGGATTCTTATCCTGTTTATTCTGCTTGGCGGTTGGGGAAACGGATTTGGCAATGGTTTTGGTGGCAGCATGGACGGCATCTATCCTTGGATGAATCAGAGCAACCAGATCAACGGCGGTTTCCGGGATCAGATGCTGAATGACAACATCACCTCTATCCGTGACGGCATCTATGGCATCAACAACCAGCTGTGCAACGGATTTGCCGGGGTTAATGCGAACATCTCCAACGGCTTTGCCCAGAGCGAGATCGCAAACAATGCCCGTCAGATGGCTGACATGGAACGGAGCTTTGCTGTGCAGAGTGCCCTCCAGAACTGTTGCTGCGAAAACCGTGCTGGCATTGCGGATCTGAAGTATACCGTGGCAACTGAAAACTGTGCTGACCGTGCTGCTCTGGCTGACGGCATCCGTGATGTTGTGGCTGCGACACAGGCACAGACCCAGACGATCCTTGACAGGCTCTGTCAGGACAAGATCGACCAGAAGAATGACACGATTGCACAGCTCCGTCAGGAACTGCTCTTTGCTCGTGGTCAGGCTTCGCAGGATGTCCAGACGGCTGCTCTCCAGACGAGCAACGCTGTCACGGCGAATCAGCTCGTTGCTGAACTGCGTTCTTGCCCCATTCCGTCTATGCCTGTCTATGGCATGAACCCCATTTTCACTTGTGGCAGCAACAATGGCTGTTGCTGCAACTGCGGAGCGTGATGACAGATGGCAGAATATGCGTATAACCCGGTTCAGCTGGTAGAACCGAACCAGAACATTCTTCTGGACACGGTGATCCCTTGCAACAAGGGATATGTCTACCACAGGAATCAATCCGGGATTGTTATTCTCCGGGGCATCGTGAATTGCCCCACTTCATGCTTCGCCCGGTATCAGGTTGCGTTCAACGGCAACATCGCCCTCCCGGACGGTGCTACCGTTGGAGCGATCAGCGTTGCTCTTGCTATTGACGGCGAACCGATCCAGACCAGCAAGGCGATTGTCACTCCTGCTGACACGGCTACGAATCCTCCGACAGCGGAAAACTTCTTCAATGTCACATCTACGGCAATCATCACCGTTCCGAAAGGCTGTTGCTTCTCCGTGACCATTGAGAACACTTCTGCTCCTGCCACTCCCGGTGGAGTTGCCCCGGAGATTCTGGTTCAAAACGCAAACCTGACAGTATCCCGTATTGCTTGAGGAAGGAGGGGAAAGCATGAAAGAACTTCATGAACTCCGTGAAATGCTGTGCGATGAGCTGAAGGAGTACGGAAAGAAAGGCGAACTGTCCACAGGATCGCTGGATGTGGTTGATAAACTGACCCATACCATCAAGAACCTTGACAAGATCATGGAAGAAGAAGATGGTTATAGCGGTTACTATCCTATGCATTATTACGATGACGAAATGCATCGTGAATCCTATGCCCGTGGGAGAGGGAGCAATGCACGGAGAGATAGCATGGGTCGGTATATGAGTGACGGGTATTCCCGTGGCAATCTGACCGACAAACTGCGTGACCTGATGAACGAAGCACCTGATGACCGCACTCGGATGGAAATCAAGCGGTTGATCGATAAAATGGAGTGAATGGAGGGGTAGCCGTGATCACAAAACATGATCTTGAAACGGCTATCGCCGAATGTCAGGGCAAGCAGAATCCTGATGCCAAGACTTGCATAATGCTGGCTGCGTTCTACACAATTCAGCGAGAGATGTTCGGGGAAGAAAAGGAAGCCGAGCAACCATCATACTCATACGCTCCTGCACCTGTTCGGAACACAGTTGGAATTGACAGCGAAAGTGAATTTGCCAGAGCGATAGAGGGGAAAGACATGGATGATGTTTTGCTCATCGTGGATGAACTCATGGATACGTTGCAGATCATCCAGCCAAAACTATACAATGCGGTTATGATGAAGCTTGCCTGACGGGAGGGGGAAACCCCTCCTTTTTTGAACCCCGTTTGAACCCCAAACCTTTCTCTTTTTTTCTATTTTTTCCTTCCATGTCGGGGCATAAGAAAACCACGGAGCATTGAAACTCCGAGGTTTTTGTAGTGGCTCAAATAGGACTCGAACCTATGACACTCCGGGTATGAAGCGGAACATTATACGCTTTCTGATGCTTTATTTTTCAAGCATCACAGGCGGTGCTTCTGAAATCTGAACCCCGTTTTGAACCCCAATCAGCCGATTTTCGACCTTTTTGCGCTCCTGCTCTGACCTGTCATCGGACACGGAATCGTACACTTGCAGGATCATCTTGGAGTCAGCGTGTCCCATCCATTTCCGACAGGTGTTCAGCTCTACCCCGGCATCCCGACACATCACGCAAAATGACTTGCGGAGGGAGTAAGGCACAATGTCAAACGAGATCCAATCAGGGAGGTTTCCTTCTTCCTTGAGTTGCAGCTGATCCTTTCTCCGTCCGTACCATCGGCGGTCAATCCCGTTGATGGCGGTTTCCATGTGGGTTTTGTAGCTATTCCACACAACTCGCCATGTTGTGTGTGTGACTCTCTCCCCGTGGGCTGATGTGATCAGATAGCCTTTTCTGCCCTCCAGAGCCTGTTTTAGCGGTGGGAAGAGTGGAATAGTCCTGTTAGCCAGCCTTGTCTTTCCCTCGCCCGTATAAGCGTATTTCTGCCCGTCATTATGGGCTGTTTCCCTGACCGTGATGGTATTGTTCTTGAAATCCACATCACGGTCAATTTTGATGGCTTTGGCTTCCTGTGGTCTTAACCCGGCATAGAGCATCATCATCACAACGGGGTGTGCCCGGTGGTCTGTGCAGAGGGTCAAGATCCACTCCCTCTCCTGTGGGGTGATCGGTCTGTTCTTTGGGAGCGTTCCCTTGTGAGGTTTCGCCGTCTTATCCCGTGCCGGGTTTGAACGGATCAGCCCATCAGCCACCGCCGAATCGAACAAGGCAACGTAGAGCTGTCGAGCTGATTTGAGGTAGGAATTGGAGCAGCTTTTGAAATGCGTTGAGTAAATGCATTTAATATCGGAAGGAACTACATTGGCGATCTGTTTCCAGCCGATCTCATCAACCAGATGCTGGAGCAGAATCGCCAGACCCGTCTTTGTCGAATCCGAAACCGAGGGGTAAGCCCTTTTCAACCAAGGAAGGGCATAATCCGTGACCGTGGCTTTCCGCACGATCCCGGCTCTTTCATCCCGTTTATATTCCTCCATCTTTGCAATGGCTTCATCCGGGGTGCTGCCGTAAAATTGCTTTCCGTGGTACTTGCATTTATATCGCCCGTCAGACCGCTTCTTGAGGTCTGGCTTTTTCTGCCGTGGCATTATGCAAACTTGTCCGGGAAAACAACTCTGTAAATGTTCAGAGCCTTTTCTCGCTGGTCTTTCGGCATTCTGTCAACGCCAATGGAAATGATCTGCGCTTCCTCTGTTTTCGGCTGTTCTCCGAGCTTTTCCAGCAAACGCTCTATGATCTGATCGGTTTCGGATTTTCCGTTTGTTTCCGGGTTCATCGGCACAAACAGACCCGGCTGATCCGGGATGAATGTTCCTTGCCCCAATATCACATATTCCTCGACTCCGAAATACTGTGCCAGCTTCTTTAATCGCTCCCCGGATGGATCACTCTTGCCTTTTTCCCAATTTGAAACTGCAGCACTCGACACACCGATTTCAAGTGCAAGCTCTTTCTGCTGAACACCTTTTTTTATTCGTAGTTCACGAACGATATTCATTTGATCAGCCCTCCTTTAATAGCATTGTAACACATAGTTAATTGAAATTAAACACATTATTTTCAACAGAATTTAATTTACCTCTTTACAAAATTAACTTTAGAAGTTAAAATAAATTGAATCCCACAGGAAGGAGGGTCGAGATTGATTAACAAATTTAAGAGAGCACGGCTGATCTCCGGGCAAACCCAGACGGAAGTTGCTGAAAAGCTCGGCGTTTCTGCTGTCACCGTTCATAAGTGGGAAAACGGCGAATCATTTCCAAGAGTTAAGCGGCTCAAGTCCGTAGCCGATGTGCTTCATGTTTCGGTTGCGGATCTGCTTGAGGAAGAGAGGGCAGTTTAATGGATGAGCTGATGACGGTCAAGGGAATGCGAGAGCGTTACGGCTGCTCTAACCCCACCGCCCGGAAATACCTTCGGCAATGTACTCCCCACATGGAGAATCCCCTGACCGCCCCGGAGTGGGCGGTGCAGGAGTGGGAGGACAGCAGGACGGTTGTTCCTGTTGACAGACGGACGGAGATCTACTCCCGGCATCAGCCGGGGAGGGTCATAGTTCCACGGAAGTGGTGATATTTGAAGGAGGACTTAAGAATGGCGATGTTGGCTGGAATGACACACGGCACTCCTGATTGGCAGCTTGATCGTGCCTATGAGCAGGAGTCCGAAAAGCTCTGGGAAGCCCAGAATGCTCATGATGAAGCGTGGAACAAGATGCTGGATGCTGTGGGCTATCTCAATGTGGCTCTTGAGCATCTGGATAAGGCTACCACTTCCCTTGTGGGAGCGAAGGATGAGCTTGACGGTCTGCCGTCCGAGTATCGGTTGGGTTCGCTGATTGATTCCTACGAGGATCTTGTCTGTGATATCCGGGCGATTCGTCAGAAATTCATCAACGGAGAGGAGGTGTGAATGATGCGGAAACTGATGCTTGTCCTGTCTGTGGTTGCGGTGATCGCAATGGTAGTGCTGGAGCTGACATATGACGATTCCATCAAGCCTGATGCGGTCTATCCAATGGTCAATCAGCACATCGTATGGGAAAAGTAAAACCCCCGGCTATTCAGCCGAGGGGAAGAACGATTGAGGGCTAATCAAACATTTCTTCCCAGATATTGTATCACATGGGAAGAAAAAACACAAGATTTGAAGGAGAAATAGCGATGAAAAAGATCTACGGCGAACTCGCCAGAATACAGCAGGAGCTGAAAGCTCCGAAAAACCTTTACAACTCTTTCGGCAAATACAAGTACCGCAACGCAGAGGGCATTCTGGAATCCGTGAAGCCCCTTCTCAACGGTCTGGCTTTGATCGTCAATGACGAGCCTGTGATGATCGGTGAGCGGTACTACATCAAAGCCACCGCCACCCTGACGGACGGTGAGGAGAGCGTTTCTGCTACCGCCTTTGCCCGTGAGGATGCAGAAAAGAAAGGCATGGACGGATGTCAGCTCACAGGGACTTGCAGCTCATATGCACGGAAATACGCTCTTAATGCTCTGCTGATGATTGATGACTCCAAGGACAGCGATGATGATTCGCTCTCCCCCAAGAACCCGGCGAACAAGGATGATCCGAATGAACACTCTGTTGATGACAAGGAAATCGGCGGTGTGACGGTTCAGAAGAAAATCCCCGGCATCGCAAACCTGATGCGGAATGAGATCTCTGACATACAGGAGAAGCTCAATCTCCAGACCTACGAAGAAGCCCGGAAGAAAGTTTTCGCATGGGGCGATGAGCTGAAGAAGAGCGGATCTGTGGAGAGCTTTGAATGGGTCAGCATTACCGAGGAACAGGCAAAGAGCCTGTTCGCAGCGATCAAAAAGACTTATCTGGGTGATGCTGCATGATCGGCAAGCTCACCGGGCTTCAACGGCTCTTTGGTGGCGAGTGGGTTCTCTCATTCGCCACCAAGGGCGATGCCGGGGCGGTTTATGAGAAGCTGAAGGATGTTGAGGTCAGCATTGAGATCAAGAAAGCTGGTCAAAAACGCAGCCGTGATGCGAACAATCTGGCATGGAAACTGATTGATCAGATAGCTGAAGAAATGCGTATCAGCAAGACGGAGGTCTATCGGTCAGCCATAAAAGAAATCGGCGGTGTTTCTGAAACAGTATGCGTACAAGACAAAGCCGTTCAGAGATTGCGTGACGGATGGGAAAAGAACGGAATTGGTTGGCAGACGGACATCATGCCAAGCAAGCTACCCGGATGCACGAATGTGATCTTGTATTACGGATCATCAGCTTATGATACACGGCAGATGTCACGGTTGATTGATCTTCTGATCCAAGAAGCTGAACAGCTCGGAATCCCAACATGGCGAGAAGAAGCAACCGAGCTTGTCAGCAAATGGGGAAATGGCAAGGAATGAAATACGCAAAAGACTTAACCGGGAAAACGTTCGGATTCTTGACCGTAGTTGAGAGGAACGGATCTCAAAACGGTACACCAATGTGGTTTTGCAGATGTTCATGTGGCAACAACAAAGTTGTCAGGGGTGACCATCTCAAGGGAGGACAAGTTGTTAGCTGTGGATGCTATCACAAAATGAAACAACCAGAGTTCCACCGCATCCACGGGCAAGCAAAAAGCCGTTTATACGGAGTCTGGTGCAACATGAAAAACCGTTGTTACAACAGGAATGTCCGCAGCTACAAAGATTATGGATTAAACGGTGTGACGGTCTGTGCCGAATGGCTTCATGATTTCGGAGCTTTCAGCAGATGGGCTTATGCCAGCGGTTACGATCCTGATGCCGAATACGGGAAATGCACTCTGGACAGGATTGATGTATACGGCAACTATTGCCCGGAGAATTGCAGATGGGTTGATGCAAAGACACAGGCAAACAACAGGAGGAATAACCGTGCCAAGTAAGTCCATAGTCCAGAAGGGCGATCCGAGATGCTTCTTCTGTGGTCGGACGGTTGGTCTGGAAAGACACCACATTTTCGGTGGGGTGGCGAATCGCCCACTTGCGGAACGATGGGGACTCTGGATCTGGTGCTGCCATGAGGATCACACAGGCAAAGACGGTGTGCAGTACAACCGAAAAAAAGCGGATTCGCTCAAGCGGTTGGGGCAGATCGCCTTTGAAGCCAGACACTCACATGATGAGTGGATGCAGATTTTTAAGAAGAACTACATTTGAAGGAGGGCTAAACAATGAATGACAGGATCAACGAACTGCTTGAACAATTGAGGGAAGAGGTTTTCAAAACGTTCTGCAATGGCTCAAATGCACATATTCGCATTGAGCATGACGGATTTATATCTTTTTCCGTTGAGCAAGTCCAAGAGGATGATAATCTCCCGGTTGAAGCGTGGAAACGCAGACAACTGTATGATTCTTGGAAAACTGCCAAGGATGATGATTGGCGGAAGGACAGGAGCGGAGAACAGAACGCTTATTACAAGGCGAGAAAAATTCTTCTGGAGGTGCGTGGCAATGTTTGATGGATCTTATCCTCCCGGAGCGGATGGCTGGATGCTGGATGATTATCCAGACCCGGCAGAACCTCCGAGAAGCTGTGAAAACTGTATGTATTACGAAGAACGCACTTGCGGAATGATCTGCGGTGTTCTGGAAGCCGAATACTCTGAAACGGCACTCGGTGACATGACCGATGAGGAATACATGGAGAAGTTCGGAAAGCAGCCTGACGATTACTGTGACGAACATGAGTTCTGGGAGGATTAAGACTATGACACAGTGTGAACGGATTTTGAAATACATGGGCGATTTCGGCTCAATCAGCACGATGCAAGCATTCATGGATCTTGGTGTTGCCCGGTTAGCCAGCAGGATTCACGATCTGCGGAGGATGGGCATAGAGATCGAATCAGAAACCCGGACGGGCAAAAACCGCTATGGGGAAAGCACTCACTATTCTGTTTACAGGAGGGTGTAACGGTGAATGCTGGATTTATCCTGCTTTATCGCCAGATAACGGAATGGGAGTGGTATCAGAATCCAAACACATTCCGTGTGTTCCTTCATGTTTTGCTGAAAGCCAATTTCACGGACGGACGATTTGAGGGGCGAGAGGTAAAGAGAGGTCAGCTGATCACTTCCCTTCCGAAATTGTCTGTCCAGACAAAGCTCACAATTCAACAGGTCAGAACAGCGTTAAAGCATTTGGTTTCAACAGGCGAGATAACAGACGAAGGAAACTCGCAATACCGCATTATTACTGTTGTTAAGTACGATGATTACCAAAAGGATAACAGGCAGAATAACAGCCAATCAACAGACGATCAACAGACGGATAACAGACGGATAACAGACGATCAACAGCAATATAAAAAGAATAATAATGTAATAAGGGAACAATGGAACAACGATAGTGATGCGCTGATCGCCGATGCCGATGCCCACGAGATCCAGACAGAGCAAAACCGGGTGCTGGATGCTGCCGAAGATGCCGGGTTCAAGATGACCAACGATGTCAGGGCAGCGTTAATCGCCCTGTATGCCGATTCCGGGCTTGTGAAGGTGCTGGACGGGTTAAAGTCCTGTTCAGAGCATGGAGTGGCAAATTTGGCTTATCTACGGGCTTGTATGAAGGGTGAGCCGAAGAAGTCAAAGCCGAAAGTTGTGGCACAAGACTTCCCCCAACGGGATTATTCCGATGTTGACAGCAAAATGATGGATTCTCTGGCAAAGGAAATCGAAGCCATGAACGCAAGGGAGGTGGGATGATGAAATACGCTTTTATCATCCTGCTCCTTTGCGTTCTGTGTGTGTGCTACATGGCAGGAGCGGAGGAAGGAACGAAATTCATCCTCTGTAATCCACGGACAGACAATCATGTTGCGATACGCAGAAGCCCACGGAAGGGTGCAGAGGAAACCGGACGGCTTGATTGCGGTGATAGCTTCTACACGGACGGAAAGACACGGAACGGCTATCTTCACATCCTCGGCTACACAGAGGACGGCGAGGGCTGGGTGCATCTTGGGTATGTGGTGGATGATAAACCGATCATTGAGAAGTGCAACGGCACGGTAGCTGCAAACGGACGGGTCATGAGATGGCGAAGGATTAACAGCGGAAAGAACGGGTGGCTGGAGATCTGCGATCAGGTGAAGATCTATGCGAGATCCGAAGAGTGGGCGGTCACAAGCAAGGGCTATGTTCGGACGAAGTATCTGGAGGTCTGGTATGGAGAGTAACAGCGTGTTTGTGATCCGAAAGAACGGCGAATATCTGGTTGCGCTGCCGTATTCAGATACATTGTTCGTCCGGTGGTCGAACAGCCCGTATGACGGTGCAAGGCTGCACGGGAGAAGCACGGCGAAAAAGGTTGCTGACAGAGTTGGCGGTCTGGTTGCCGAGTTTAATCCGATAACAGGAAGGGTGATCTTGTGAAAATCAATAAAGTTCTTTGCCTGTTTGA